TTAATCTTATCACCTTCTTGTATTAAAGGATACTTTTGTTGTAGACCAAGTTTATGTATTTGATAATTATAAATCAATGCACCTTTGACATGTATTGGTGTGCCTTTAATAAAGATATTTGCACTATCTCTATATTTTTTAAGATTGTTACAACTTCTAGGAAAAGCAATAGACTCTGGTTGTAATTCAAAAAATTCTTTTTTAAAGTCTGCAACAAGTTTATGTAAATCGGTTTGTTCTTTACTCATTATGGTTTTAATGGCCTCTTTAATCTTAACACGACAAACACCTGGTGTTGATGATTTAACTGCCTCAATACCCATAAGTTTTAATTTAGGGTCAGCAAGTCTAACACCCTCCTCATCAAGAACATTTAACATATATCTTTTCTTTGCAACCCATATACCTTTGTCGGCAATTACTTCTCGTTTCATTACCATGGCATTTTTAAATGCGTTAGAATAATCTGCTAGTTCATCAAAACATTTTTCAATATATGGTTCAATTTTATTATCACAAACTTTACCTAGAAAATCTATAATTTGTTCTTTAGATTTACCTTGACAAGTTTTTTCTACAAGTTTATCAAATCTTACATAGATTGAATCTGTATCAGAGGCAACAATATAATCTATTTTATCTTTTGTTAATAAAATACCATTAAGATATTCATTCACTTTCTTTTCAATATATCTTATAATAAACTGGCCAGCGGTTGTAATACCACTTGCTTGTCTTACATCATAGTATCTAAAGTATTGATTACCAACTGCACCATAAGCTGAGTTCAAGGCAATCTTCTTTGACCATTGAATATTATGGCACCTTGCAATCTCTTTAACTAGTTTAGGGTCTTTAGTTTTTTCATATTCTTTCTTTGCCTTTAACATTCTTTGTTTAAATACAACTCTTTCATTGTACATTTTCTCCATCATTTCAGGAAGAAAACCTTGACTATCGTTCTTAAACTTGGCACCGTTTGGTGTTAAACATGCACCCTCTGTTTTAAGATAATTAAGTGGTACTTTCATGTCAATCATTTTATTAACATTGACACCGTGAGAAGATTCACCAATGATTTTTTCTGGTGAAATATTGTATTGAATAATTATGTGTGGATACAGAGAGTTAATATCGAATGAAACAATCCAATCATGGTCACCTAGTATTGGTTCTTTTACATAGGCGCCTTCATATTTTGTTTCTTTACTATGTTCTTCTCTTGGTGGTACACATATACCTTTTTGCATTAAATGGTTTGCAATCAATGTGTCCCATACTCTAACTTGTGAAAAGATATCGTCATAGTTTACTTTTGAATCATATGCAACGGTCAATGATAAGTCAATAAGACCAAGTTTATCTTCTAATGCGTCAACAATTTCAACATCTTGAATATTGTAATCAACAAATGATTGAAAGTCTTTAGTATACCAATCTTTAAATGTATCATATCCGTTATCATCTTTACCACGACCAAGTTCTAGTTCACCAATAAAGTCAAGTCTATAACTTTCTTGTCTTGTTGGTATAAACCACTTATACAAGTCAAGATAATCTAACATGGCAATACCATACAGATTGTAAACAGTTTGTGGTCTGCCTCTTACATTAATCTCTTCTCTGTTTGCCATATTCCAAGGCGACATTCTGTTTGCAACCTTGTCACCTGCAATCAATTTAATTCTATTCATTAAATAAGGTAAATCAAAAAACTTGGTGTTCCAACCTGTGATAACATCTGGATGATTTTTAATCCAGAATTTCATAAACTCAAACATCAATTGTTTTTCGTCTTTACATTCTACATAGGTTACATCTGTACGGTCAGTTACAAACTTACCTACACCCCATGTTAATATCTGTTTGTTAGATTGATTTTTTACTGTGATACATAATAATTCTTCTACTGGATTTTCTACATCTGGAAAACCACCTTCACAAGTTGTTTCTATATCAAGTGTAAATATTTTAATTTGATCTTTGTCCCATTCAATTACCTCAGGATATTCTGTACCAATATATTGATAATGATATCTTTCAAGACCATAGATAGGAGAATTTTGTGTGGCTATATCTTTACGAAATCTACGAGCTGCATTAATACTAGTAAACTCAATTGGTTTTAAAAACTGACCTTGTAAAGTTTTATATTGTGAGTGTTCTTGTGTTAGAGCGTAGAGAGTAGGACCAAAATCTATTTTTTCTTTATAGTCTTTACCGTTTAGGACACCACGAATTAAAAGTTTACCTTTATGTTCAATTACATTCTTATAGAAGTTCATGCTTTCTCAATTTCACCGTTACATTATTTAAATCATCATTTAATTGTATCTGACATGCCAACCTAGACACGCCTTCAACATAGTCTGGTTCATACTCTAATAGAGATTGTTCCAGAGAATTTTCTTTTATCTTTAACTTATCACACCATACACTATCTACATACACATGGCAAGTGCCACATGCTTGACAACCACCACAATCAGCAGGTATTTCTGGAAGATCAAGTTCTTTGGCTGCTTCCATGATAGTTCTACCAACTGGCATATCTACCGATATTGTTTCGTTATCTCTTATAAAATTAACTTTGACCATTAATTAGGCAAGTTAGTTTCAGTTATAAGTCCTTTATTTGGTGTAAGTATCTTACTTGTATTTTGCTCGTAAGAGTTTTTGATTTCATCTTTAGGTTCTGTCATAAAGACAACTTTATCTTGGCCAATAGTGATCGTATCACCTTTACCAAATGCATTATATAAAGACATCATTAATTGTACTGGTTTACCAGGACCTAATTGTTGTGGTATTATTACAAATGGTTTATTTAAACTTATACCACCATCATTCTCACCAACTTTAGCGATTACATCTTCGCCTGTTGTCATTCTTATCACTTTCACATCACTCATATTATCTCCTATTCTAAACTATATTTTGTTGTTATCACATATTTTCTTTGAGGATTTACCAATACATTTAATCGTTTCATAAATGCACGGTCAAGTAAGATAGGAGTTCTATCTTCTCTATCATCAATAGTAAATTCTACATCATTATAAAAACCACCAGCAAACTCAACATTAAGTCTTACAACATATCTTGTTTCGTCATAGTCTCTTAAGCCGCCTACTTTGATTTCTTCTTTTTTAATTATTTTAGATGTAATGGTTTTGTTTAACAAACTCCATGTAATTTCATTTCCGTTTATTTTATATTTATCGGCATGTATAACAGGCATGCCAGAATTACCCGTATCAAATTTTGATACAAGTTCACCAAAAGGTTTTATGGTCAAAATTTCTTTGAAACCACATTCTGTTGGCACCGTGTATCTGTTTTCTTTATCAGCAAAATGTGTGATAACTTCTTTTGCAATGTTCATGCCTGTAGCGTCTTCAATACCCTCTGTACCAGGTGATGAGTTTACTTCTAAGAAAATAAGGTGGTTTATTTTCTCTGTTTTTACTTGGTATAAAGTCAACAGCAGTCCAATAACCACCAACTGCCTTAGCAGCCTTTAAACATTCTTCTATTTCTAATTCTGTTAATGTAATCTTTTTAGGTACTGAACCTTGTGATACATTTGACCTGAAATCTCCTTCAATAACTGGTCTTGCCATAGAGGCCAATACTTTACCACCTAACACATGTACTCTTACATCATATTCTGTTTTAATATATTCTTGTATTAATAGGTCAGCGTCTTCATCTTGTTTGTGTATAAGTTGTACAATAGAATCTAAACCTTTTTCACTATCAACAAATAATACACCAACACCTTTACTACCTCGTAAAGTTTTCATAATAAGAGGAAACTTTATACCTGCCTCTTTAACTTGTTCATTTGATTTTTCAGGATCACTAATTAACTTGGTCAAAGGTTGAGTTAAACCATAATCTGCAAGTCTTAATGCCGTTCTATATTTGTCTGCACAAATATTGATTGTAGTTCTTGGATTTACTAGAGTTGCATTTGCTCTTTCTAATATAGAAACTAAATCTAACCAACTATCTTTTCGTGTAATACTACCACGAACAATAGCAACTGTCATGGCACCAACTTCAAAACCTTTTTTATCATCTTTGTTATGAAATCTACGAACACCGTCATCATAAGTTGTATAACCACCAGTAAGTTTGAAGAGATAATAAGGATAGTTTAACTTCTTACATTCCTCTTGTAGTCTATCGGCAGTAT